TGCGCCCATAGCCCGCGGATTGGGCCAGTGCCAATAGTCTGCAAAAAGTTAAGCCCCGGCGCGCGCTGAAGAAACGCAGGCTCTTTGCCGCCTTCGGGGACGACTTCAGGGAACAGGTTTACCATGCGGTTGTCAGCGGCGTTGACGCTTCGTGCGACATACGCCGACCCCAAGATCGGCGTCTTCATTAGTAGTTCCCAGCGTAGACGTTGAACCGCTGACGGGTGGCGACGAGGCTGTATGGCATCGACATGATGTCGTCAGGGTTATTGATGCGCTTCAGATTGCGCTTGCTGCTCATGGCAATACGCATAACTTGCGGCGAAGGCTCTGTGCCGAACTCAGGTGCTAATTCACAGGCCAAGTTATAGCGGAAGGCACGCAGGTAGCCCGGCGGGAAATGCAGTGTGGTCGCCAGTGTCGCAGGTTGAGACAGTTCTTCAACCGAAATGAAGTGCCATTCCAAATCGCGCGTCGGACGCGGATAGACGAACATATCAATATCGGGAAACGTGTTATTGACGAAGATAACCTGCGGATATGTCGATGTCACGGTCTTCACCGCAATCCCATCATACTGCTGCTGGTTGATGAATTTGATGCCGTAGCTAACGCCAGTGCCGGGGTCTTTGAAGTACGTTGCGTCGTCGAGCAGTACTGGGCGGTTGCCGACAAAATCACCGCTTGGGCCGAGCGTGCGGTTAAGCTGACCCGCAGGCCATGTGAATACTTGATCTTGCGTCGAGAAAACGGACAGGCGTTCAGTGTTCCAGCTATCAATCATCTGGTTCATGGCGCGCAATGCGTCTTGCGACGTTTCCGCTGAAGGCGTTTCGCCTTCTGCCAGAACGCCTAAAAGCCTAAGCGCACCGTTGATTATGTCCCCAGCCGTTTCCATCGGTTAGTCTTCCTGCGTTGCGCGGCGGCGGCTATTGCGCGCCGACATTTCGTTTGCTGACGCCACTACAGGGGCGTCCGGATAGTAGCGTTCCCAACCATACTCTTCGTCAAACTGCGCTTCTTCTTCCGAAATAGCAACTTTTGCGCCGTGAATGTCGTGAACCAGATAGATAGCAGCCATAAAAACTCCGTAAAATGGACGGCCCGAAAGCCGCCCACTATATTAGCTGATTGCCATAAACTGCCACTTGGTGCCGTCCGCATAGAACAGCTTGCCACGGCCAGTAGCGTTCGTCGTAATGCCGAGCGAACCTACAGGTGCAGAAGTGGTGGTTGAGTTAGCGGTAATCGCTGTGCTGAGAATGTAAACGCCTGCGTTGGCGTTAGATGCAACAGCACCGCTGCTGGCGGTTGAAACGACCGATCCGGCGCTCATCGCACCAGTTACGGAAACGCTTTCAAACTCAGGGTCGGCGTAAGCAACGCCTACTGCTTTAGTATTAGGCATAATTGTTCTCCTGAAAAGGATGCCCCGACCGTAGCCGGGGCAAGCCTATTAGCCAGCGATGCGGTACAGATTGTACGTGTTTTCGCCAGTTTTAACTGCACGGAACAGTACGCTCTTGGATGCAACGCCTGCGCCGGAACCAACCAACGTCCAGCCTGTGCCTACCGTGAGGGTAGGTACGCCAGTGCTGGTAGCAATCAAAGCAAACTCAAACGACGAGTTAACTTTGGCGCTGCTGATGTCAGCGTTAACGCCGCCGACGCCAGTAACAGCAGGAAGCGCGAGGTCTGCCGTGCTGCTTGAGGTGTAAACAACTGCGCCGCCAGCCAGATCGGCAGTGGTCAGTGTAGCTGCTGCGGTGTACGCAGTAGGGATTGCGGATACGCCCAGCGTGACTTCGCCGAGGTTGCCGTCGCCGACTTGATAACCACCGGCTCCATTTGGTAATGCCATAATAAAAATCCTTTAAAAAGTTTGGCCCCCAGCGAACTGGGGGCCATGATTAAATTAGCCCCACATCCGGACAGCCATTTGTGGACGGATCGTGCTGTAGCCATACAGAACGTCGATACGGCAAGGCATACGGTCGTTGTTGATGTCGTACTGACGAACAACGCGGAGCGAGATGCCATTGTGTACCTGACGCGAAGCCATATCTACACCTTGTGGGAGCAGAAGGTCGGCGGTTGCGAAGGTGATAGCGTCCTTGTGGTATACGAGGTTCTGCGCGTATTGCGAAGAAGACGCACCAACGAACACTACAGCCTTGCTGTTGCCGGGCAGCGCGTTGACAGTGGCAAGAGCATGGTTGGCCGAGTACATCGGAGCAACCGTGATCGAACCAGCGCCCGAACCGTTCAGCGTTACGTCTGCAAGAGAGACGAACTGGAACAGCGAACCTGTGCTTTCACGGGTCTGTGGGTTGACTGCATAGCAGTCAGCTACAGTGAACACGTCGCCAGCCTTGACGGTGTCGTTAGCGCCAGCGCCAGTGATGGCGATGGTGGTCGCGCCTTCCGACGTGACAGCAGCCGAAGTCGAACCGCCGGTAGCATCGCGCGAACCAGTGGTGAACTGCTTAATGGACTGCGACATATTGATTTCGTCGAAACCAAGTACGCCCGTACCCATCAAACCGTTCTTGAACTGCTTGCTGATGGTGTCAGTTGGGTTGAAGAGACCCTTCATGCCTTCGACCAAGCCAGCGTTTGCGGCTGGGTTGACAGTGGCATAGCGTGGCGACATCACGGCAGCGTTTTCGTTCAGCTTCTGCTGCGCTTGCAACAGAACCAGCGACGAAGAAGGCGTAGTGCCGGGCGTGCCGACCGAGTTACCAATGGTTTGGTAAGCGTTGGCAACGTCAGCGTCGATGCTCGAAGCAAGCTGCGAGATACGAGGCTTGAGAACGCGCTCTGCGAAGTCGTCAAGCTGCATGGTCAATTCAGCGGTCGTGAAGTTGACGCCAATGTGCTTCTGGCTGGCAACGGTCAGCGTTGTGAACTGTTCGTTGTCGTCCTGTACCTGAAGGGCTGCACCGTCGGTAACAAGCGCACGGTCTGGAAGACGGATACGCAGAGTTGAACCAATCTTGGCACCTTCAACAGCAAAGCTGTCGTCGTACTGGCGGTTTACGTTACGGGTGAGCACGAGGTTGTTCTCAAGGATTTCGAGAGCCTTCCGCGTGATCATATCAATTGTTAAAATACTATTGGACATGGGGTATTCCCTATTTAACGGTTACGTTGTGCCTCGAACTTCTTGATCTGCCGTAGCCGCTCTGCTTCGATCCATTCCGACGTACTCATCGACTTAGTCGAGCGAGGGTCGGTCGTATCGTACTGGGGTGAGCCAGTAGAACGTGCAGTGACAGGCGCAATCGGTGCCGGGGCGGTTGAAGTTTTTTTAACCGGCGGATTAGAGACCAATCCGGCCTCAATTTTTCCGATTTCCTTTGCTTGCAAGATTGGGTTCAAGCGGGCGATGCGATCAGCTTCTTTGGGGTTGGTGCCTAACCAATAAAGCAGGTCAGGGCCAACGTCCGAAGACTGGATGCTTTGTGCCATGTATTCCGTGACAGGCAGGTTAGGATTATAGGCGACTTGGTCGAAGTCGTCATATTTATCCCGCGCCGTTTCTTCACGGTCATGGTACTGTTCAAGCAATGCCTGCTGTTCTCTGGCGGTTGCCCGCTGTTGCAGCAACACTTCCGCTTTATGCTCTGCCAAGGCATCGGCATAATCTTCGTAAGTGTCAAATTGCTCAGGAACCAGATCGGCTGGCGCTTGCGCCGGTTGCCGAGACTGTGCGTCCGCGAGCTTTTGTGCTTGCTCTCTTTCCCACTTGCGTTGTTCTCTCGCAAGTCGCTTGCCTACGATTGCGTCTAATTCTTCTTGTGAGAAAGTCTTAGATGCTTCCTGTTCGGCAGGCGTTTCCGGCGTCGTGTTTTCTACAGGCTCGATTGCTGCCGTGGCTTCGAGTTCTGGCGCGGAGGCATCCGCTTCAATAGGAACATTATTGTCCATGTTTAACCCTTAAAGAGTTCCTGATGAGCCGCACCAGTACGGTTTTTCGAGACTTGTTTACTCGTAAAAGACAGAAACTTTAGGTGATGTACCGCCGAGGACGACGTACAGACCCTTGCTAAAATACACGCCGCCTTCGTCGCCCGTCAGAGCGTACAGGCCGGGCGTTGCAGCAGTGAATTGCGCAAGAATAACTGGATCGCTGGTCGAAGCCGTTGCGCTGTCGTAGACAGTGACCGTGGGGCTAGTGCCTGAAGACACAAAAATGCTCTTCAGCTTACCTGCGCCGACCTTTACCTGTGCGGTTGCGCCAATCTGTGAATATAATGCAGCCATGATTTAGCCCTTATGCCAAAAATTTTAACTTGTATAAGGTTGAATAATACAACCCAAAAATCTCGTCGATAATGTTTTGGAGTGGGGTGCACTCCTTATCGACGACTTTATATCGCATTTTCTCAAGTTCGTCTACCTGACCTTCAAGAAACTCGATAATGTTGTTGGTCTTCTTAGCTGACATAAGCGAAATAGGGCCGATTAGGCCGTATTTTCCCTGATAAGCCTCTGCAAATTTGTCTGCCAATTCGATCACTTCGTCGTAAAAAGTGTTCAAAGCGGAGTGCTTGGCGAAGCTGCGCGTGTTCAGATGCGTCGAATGGGCCACATCGCGCGCAAGAAACAGTGTACCTATAAAATCAGCGCAACTCATTACATCATTCCTTCAGGGGATTGGCCGGGTTCTTCGGGTGGGGCCATAGCTTCTTCGGCGCCCATTTCGGGCATTTGTTGCACCTCAGGCATCTCTCCCATGCCCATTTCAGGCATTGGTGGCTGCTGAGGCTGCATCATCTCTTCGCCCATTTCAGGCTGTTCGCGCATTTCGGGAGATGCACCAATCAGGTCGCCTGTGTCGAGCGCGCCAGCGATAGTACCCATGACGATGTCTTGGATTTGCTCTGGCGTCATGCTGTTCTGAACAGCCGAAATGCGCTTCGTTTCGGCGTCGTAGGCGTCTACTTGCGCCTTGTATTCCTTGATGTCTACTTCGCGCTGCGCGACGCTGTCCTGAACATTCTGAATGATGTCGGTCATCCGGTTCAGTTCTTGCGTCATGGCCTCTATCTGCTGCTGTGCAGCCATCATCTCTGGCGACTGATCGCCGTCCGACAACACCTTTGGATCAAGTATCTTCTTGAACCGCTCTGCCATTTCCTGCGCGCCCGGCCAATCCATGTTCTTGATGAACAGGTCGCCTGCAACAGCCCAAAGCTGCGGGTTCGACTGCAAAATCTGGCTCATGGCGTCGAGTGCTTCTTGGCGCTTGGTCATGTAGCCGGGGCCAGTTGTGACCATAACGTCGTAAGTACCAACGCCGGGGTTGTAGACCTTTTCGATCAGCGCACCCATTTCGTCACGAATTTCCTTGACAGGCTCTTTCTGCGTTGGGTTGAACTTGACCATGTCAACGTCACCGTCAACGCCGATGATGCGTGCGATGCGCTGCGTGTCGTAAATCTTGGGTATCAGGTCTACGATCTGGCGTGTGATGTGCCGAATGGCGCGCGCAAGGTTGTCTACATAGTGGTAGGTGCCGACATCGCCCTGCTTTTCACGCGCTACGATGGCCTTAGCCGACCGTTCGTTGCCCTGTTGGCCCAGCGAGGCGTCATACTGGCCGGTGGTGGCCTTAATGTCTTCACCAGCGCCCATTTTAGCCTGTATCAGGCCTGTTTGGGGTAGCGGGGGTGCTGCGCGCTGTGGCAACGGCAAAACGGCTCCAGCGCCGTCTGTAACGTCTGGATTGACTTCCAGATACGGCCAGTTGGTCGTATTGGCAGTCTTCCACTGCATTTCGTAGCCTTCGAACTGACCGCCGTAACCGATAAACGGTGCTTTCGGCGCCAGCGCCAGCATTTCTGCTTCTTGGCTGGTCCAGTAGTTGTACATACGCTGGGCGTCTTTGGCGTTACGCACAAGGCCGCTGATGTACAGCTTGCCTTCGACTTCCCATTCGTTACCAACGACGCGCACGACAGGTATCCACTTGCCGGGCCATTCGCGCTCGTCGAGGATGTCGAACCCGTTGGTCTTCATCCACATGACCTTTTGGCGGTCTACTTCGCGGCTGCGAATAGGCTTGCCAAACATGGCTTGCAGAGTGGCGTCTTGCGGTGTGCCTTTGAAAGCTGTCTGATTGTCTGGATACAGGTTCAGCGTAGCTTTTTCATACGACTTGTAGAAGTATTCGGCGATCCGGATGGTGTCTTCGGCCAGCCACTGCGCCATGCTTTCGTTACCAACGCCCTGCGACATGAGTGTCGAGATGGGCGCTGCGTCTGGGAACATACGCTCATAGTCGGAAATTAGGATGTCTTCGGTAACAAAGCACCACTCAGCGTCAGCGCCGCATGGGTCTTGGATCGTGGGGTCCATATAGACGCTGAACGCGTTGCGGACGCGCGCGATGCGGATGTCTTGGTCGAAAGTTTCTTCGTTGCAATATTCAGTCAGCAGGCGAATGTAGCCTTCGCCGTAGGTGACTTGGTTGTCGCAGGCGGTGTCATACGCAACGTCAGCGTCCGACATATACTCGATGTGGCGCACCACACCGTTGAAAATCTCTGCGACCTGAACGTCAGCATTGTCGTCAGCGGGTATTACCTTGCCGCTTGGGCGGTTTTGACGCTGTTCGTTGGTGACCTGACGAACGTGTTGCGGCAATTTGTTAATTGTCAAGCAGGGGCGTGCGTTAATTGTCTGCCCTTGCACACTTCCGCGTGTCGCCAGTACGTCAGCAGGCCACTGCCACTGGTTGTCAGGGCTACCGGCCATAAACCGCAGGTCATCCAACTCGTCTTCACGGCTGTCAGAATACGCAGCCTGCGCCATTTGCAGACGCGACCGCATGGTTGCCATCTTGTCATTGTCGTCGCCGGACGTTTTAGGCGGGTTAGAGCCTACGTTGGCGACTTTGCCTGCGGTGTTGATGCCTGTAGGGTCGGCCATGTGCTATTTCTTGCCCTTTTTAGCGGCTTGACGCTTGACGCTGTACGCTATCGCCACAGCCTGTTTCACAGGCTTTCCAGCGTTTACTTCAGCCTTAATGTTCTTGCGGAACGCGGCTTTGCTTGTCGATTTGGACAGCGGCATGATTATCTCTTTTTACCCGTTGGCGTTGGCTTCATGTTCGTAGTGGTACGAATTACTTGCGGCTTGGGGGTTTTTGCAGGCGACGGTTTAACCTTTGGCATTGGTTTTGTTTTTGATATTGGCTCCGGCATCGGTTTAGGTTTTGATGCCAAACGAGCGCCAGCACCTTTTATTAGCTGCATATCGCGGTCGGACACAGCGCCCATTCCGCTTCCTTGTGGAGAAGCGGCGCGTGTCGCTTTAATAGGCGTTTTAGTCGCTGGCTTTGGCGTTGCAGGTCTATTTGGGCGACCACCGCTGGCGTTCGTCGTGCCTTCGCGCGCTAAGATTTCCATTGCACGGCGTGCGCGGGCTGGGTCGCGGTTAGCGATTGCAGCGCGTTCAGAGGCTATCGTTCCGGCTTTATAGAGTGCTTTGCTCTTATTGCCGTAAATATCTTTTTTACCTGATGGCATTTACTTACCCTTCTTAGCTGGTTTTTTAGCGGTTTTTGCGCTCTCTTTGAACGCTTTTGCGGTTGGTGCGCCTTTAGCACCGGGTTTACGCATTTTTTCGCCCGATCCAGCCGCGATGCGGGCCTTCTTGGCGTGAATATTGGCATATAGTCCGGGCTTCATGAGCATTTCCACCTTTTCAAACTGGCCTTAGCGCGGGTACCATCCTTAGCCTTGGCTGCTACAGCGCCCATGCGGGCGCAGAACGACGCTTTGCGGCCTGCATCGGCCTTTGTCTTCGGGTTGGGCGCTGGCGCCTTCAGCTTAGAGCCGGTCGCAGCGTTGTATTTAGCACGGCCTTTGGCGGTCAGCCCCGCGCCTTTGGCAGCGGGCAGCTTTTCTCCACGGCCAACTGACAGCGACACAGACTTTTTCTTGTCCGCCATGCTTACGAACCCATCCAGCTAGTAGAAACTCCGTGCGGAGAATAACTGCTCACGCGTCGCTTGTCAACGCGTGCTTCACGATGTGCAATCGGGAACGCGAATGTGACCGCTAGGGCGTCCGCAGCGTCCGGTGAGGCCAGCCCGCGCGACTTCATGTCCTTCTTGCTTTCGAGGAAGATGGTCCCCTTGCTGTCAGGCTTTACTTTAGGGCTGATCAGGTCGGTTTTCAGGAACCTATCGTTGGGGATGTGCGCCGTTTTCAGCCAGTCGCGCATGGCGCCCCACATCTCAGCGCGCTTGTTACCGTACATGAGTTGCTTCATGGCCTTATTGCCGAAGTTCACGCCGCGTATCTTGTACCGCTGCTCTTTCAGCCGGTCTACGACGCCTGCGCCTAGCCCACCTTCGTCGATGACGACCAGCGCGGGCTTATACTCTTCGATAGCGTCGATGACGTGTCCGACCACTTCCATAGTGTCAGCACCGCGGTGGCGCTTGATGGCGATCAGGTCGCGCCCTTGGCGCACAGCGATGACGGTGGCGTCCGCACCAAAGCGCGCAGGGTCAACACCGATAGCGATGGGCGCTGTTTCGTCTTTGTGCTTTGGCCGGGCCATCGCGTCATCAACCAGATTGCTGCCGATGAACTGATCGTCGCCTTCTGATGGGAAGTTGCCGTAGACTTCAACGCTGGCCTGATAGCTGTCTGGCCCATATTCGTCGATAATGCGCTGGTACAGGTTTTTGTCTGTACCTTCTACATCGCGCGCGTCGATAGTGCGTGTGCGCCAGAACGCCCGTTTGCTGTGGAACGTCTCGTAGAAATAGCCTGTGTTGCGC